CGGTCGGCAAAATAATATTGAAATATCATTTGCATATAATCTATTGTTAAATCGGGACATATTAAAATCCAATCTTCGCATAGCTTTCGACACTTTTCCGCATTTAACAATGTTGATTTTAATTCATCAACAACATCTTCAATTTTTTCTATGCTGAAAACCTTCTTGAATTTTTCAACTAATTGCAATAGCTCCATAATTATGTCCCTTTCTTTATCCAAAATAAAAAACAGAATGTATATGCATTAACATATACATTCCGTATAATCAGCATAAACATGGTACGCTGAATACTTCAAGCGTGTCTATGCCTATCTTAATATCTCTATTCCCCTCTTTTACTTTGAGATATTTTTTCCCACTGCCTCACGGCAGTTCACCCTTCGATTCATATACTACCACAGGATCAATGTTACATTCTATTACATAATGATGGTTTTATGGATTTTTATAAAATTTCGCACAAAAAAAAAGAAGCCGGAATAAAATCCGGCTTAATCTTTTTCTAAAACTCTTTTGATTGCAGATAGTGCCTTTGGGTGAAGAATATGTACAACGTGTTTGTATGAATAGTTTAGCTGTTCTGCAATCTTTTCCCACGTTAAATTTTGAATATACCTCTTAATCAACAGTCTTCGGAGTGTAGCACTTTCGACTTGATTCACAGTTTGAAGAATTTCATTTTTTATTTTGTACAATTCGCCAATTCTGTTTTTGATGTTTTGTTCATAAACCGCTACATTTATTTCGTCCAAAAATACAACCGGATTAACCGCCTGCAAATCAGCAATTTCTTCTTCAATCTCAATTCCTCTCTGTAACCATTCTTTTGTCGTCATGCTTTCACTCCCCCGTTTCGCTTATTGCTTATTCTTCGTCAAGGCGTTGTTGGTATTCAACGAAATACCATATCAATTCATCTCTGAATACTTCGATGGCTTCCTCCGCTTTTTCTCTTGTAGTGAAATATATCACATTATGCAATCGGATACAATGAAAATAGTCTACATACAATTTTTCAAGACCATAACCGTATATGATACACCACTTGTTTTTGCCGTGATCTTCCCAATCTTCTACCGAAATAGACTTGTCGTTTAACGCCTGCCACTGTCTTAGCTGACGAAGCAATCTGTCTGCCCTTGCGTTGTTCTCGGCAATCATCTTGTCGCTATAATAGTTAGCGTTATTGTAATATTCTTGATCCACCATATCTTTTTTGTCTATATCATTATCCGTGTCGTCTGACGAATAATTATAAAAATACGTGCTACCCTTTTCAACCCTCTCATATCCTGTTCGGCTTCGTTCCTCAACCAGTCCCAACTCTTTCAGCTGCTCAAATAATCCCATTTTTTTTAGCTGTTCCTCGCTGATTTCAGCTTGAACGCTTTTGTCGTTCACTTTTAATTCTACTTGCATCACTTTTCCTCCTCATAAAATTCCTCGCCGATTTCATATTGGTTGAATTTTTTCTCCAACAATTTCATAAATAACGTCATCACGATAATTACCATATTTATCTTTTATCGCATCTTTTAAGATATGTTTCTTACCATTGTGCTTTTTGCAGAACTTATCATAACTGCGTTCCGCAGGATTACCTCTAATCATTCTCCACTCAACTCTGTGGTACATCTCAACAAGTTCTTCCATCTTATTAAATACGTCTTTGCCAACTATGTAATTACCTTTATCAAAAGACATAAGTCCAATATTGTACACCTTTGAACAGTAATAGTCTACACTGTAAGATATATAACCAACTACTCTATAGTCTTTTACTATAGCATACTCAAACTGTCCCTCATTAGGGTTCTCAGATATTTTGGGACACCATTGATAAAAACTTCCTGTTTCAAGGAACATATTCTCTGTATAAAACTGCTTTTGAAACTCCCTTATAATCTGCTCCTTATATAGGATTGCAGGAACTAACATAATTACTTCACCCCTTGATTTTCAACTATTATTCCTCTTTTTATTTCACTCAACTCCAATCCAATGTTTGCATCTTCGTCACCTCTTTGATTCGCACGGCTCATACTTTTTCTGAAACACATCGGGCTTACACGGGTAATATTCGCCATGCAAGTCACGAATGATATAATCGCCGATATTTGCCATCATAGAACACTCTAAGGTTTCTATAACAAGTGCATCGCCTAACATATTAAATCTAAGTGCATGTGCAAATTGTAAAATCTCTGTTAAATTTTCGCCTGTCCATTTTATTGCCTCGATTTCACAAGGCTTTGTTCTAAACTTCATTTTTGTTCCTCCATTAATTTCAACGTTCTTTTTAATTTTTCGTCCGCAATTTTGTTTATTGTGTCATTGTCAATGTTAAATAAATATTGCAACTGTATCATCATTACAATTACGTCCGATAATTCTTCTTTTATACCGTCTGTAACTTCGTCCATTGTTTTTCTTACCGGTTGTCCGCTTTGCCTTATTCTCATATACTTGGTCAATGCTTGCGTCAGTTCAGCCATTTCCTCAATCACCAATGGGATTTGTTTTTTTCCGTAATAATTTGCTATCCCCAACCAATCTTGCTTTTTATGTATCGGCATAACCGCATTTTCTTTCAAATACTTCAGTGTATGTAACCAATTTGCAAGCTGTTGGTGTTCTTCTACATACTCTAAACAATTTTTAGTTGCAACTTCTTCGCAATATTCTATTGCTTCATCAAGCGTCATAGTCTTTGATTTTCTTTCTGTCGCCGAACGTGTATTCCACGCTTCTCCGAGTTCATCATCTGACCTACTTTTGTTAATAAAACCTACTGTCGCACCGCAATTTTGACACTCAATTTGAAATCGCATTTCGTCGTATACACCGCCGTCAAGAAATACTACTTCTGTGCTCCCACAGAATGGACACGGCTTTAATTCATTATGCATTTTCTTTTTCCCCTTTCAATTCGACCCATACAAGCTCTACTGTTTCTTCATCCTCATACGAGCCGTCATAATAGACGGTTCTACTGTGTTCACGCAACAATACACCGTCTTGGTCGTGGTAAATACACGTTACTGTGACATACGTTCGCTCAGTAGCGTTCACATCTCTGTCCCACGCTTCCGCTGTAAATCTGTCACCGACTTCGATAGTGTCGAAATCTTTCCTATACAGTTCTACACTCTCGCAATTCGTATAATAACTATACAATGGTCTTTCAATTATTGTTCTTGTTTTCATCTTAAATAAACTCCCTTCCGTATTGTTTCAACGATGAATAAACTGTGCCGTGAGATATTCCTAATGCCTCGGCAATTTGTTTTTGCGTAAATTTTTTATTTAACAAGTTTACTATCTGATTATGATACTCAAATGCTTTACTTTTTCTGCGTAGTACTGCTGCCGTCCATTGTGGTTGTACACCATTTTTAATTGATTTCGTAACATTTCGCCATGCAGCACCTATACATACACCGGAACATAACTGAATATCGAACGGTTTTCCTGTGTTTTCGTCAATGTGTTCGTCCATCAAACGACCACACATACTACAATATCGTTTTCGCATTTTACTGTCCCCTTTCATACTATCACCGGCAACAACAATAATTCTGTATCACCGTCTTTTATTATCAATGCATCTTTCTGTGATTTCAATTCCAAAACAACATTGTCGGACCGTATTGTTTTTATCATATCCATTAAAAAATCAGCATTGAAACCGATTTTAATATTGCCAGCTATTTTTGTGGCATCTATTTCATCTTTTAGCTGGCAGCGAAGATTTCTGCCATTGCATTTCAAAACATCATCTTTCAATTCCAACGTTACCGGAACTTTTGTTTTACCCTGTTCCGAAACGAATTTACCGCGTTCAATCATCTGCATAAACTCTGCACGTTTTACCGTTGCAGTTATATCAGATTCACGATTCATCATATTATCATATTTGACATAACCATTTTCATTAAATGTACTGGCGACAACTATAAATTCACTGTAATCTAACAACAACCGCATATTTGTATTATCAACAATAATACGCAACAGTGGATTTTCACTTTCAATATGACACAGTTCCTTTGCCGCAGGAAGCGTTATTACAAACGACATATTTTCATATGTGCCAACAGGTGTAGTTATATGTGCCATTCGTTTACCGTCAGTTGAAACATTGTGTAATGTTTCGTTTTTTATGTCAAATAGCACACCGTTATACTGCGGTCTGTATCCGACTGTCGGTGCTGCAAACGGCACAGTTTTAGTTAAAATTTCTCTAAACCGTTCCTGTTCTAACATCAATTCATTATTGCATTCCGGCATTGATATTTTCGGATAATTTTCCGCAACTGTTCCTTGCCATTTCTGCTTGTATGTTCCGATTTTCATTTCAATGACATTGTCTTTGTCGGTTGATATTATAACCTCCATGTTTTCACCTTTGGAAATGTTCATCAAATACTTTGGGTTACATACAACAGTCCCTTTCTGCTCAACGTCTGCACGAACATAATATTTGATTTTTATGTCATTTGAATATGCTGTCAATTCCACCATATTCGGTGCATTGGCATCTATCAGAATACCGCCCAACATCTTCATCGTTTCTGCATTGACAGCATGATTTATAACTTTGATTGCCCTAATGATGTTATATTTGAATGTTCTGAACTTCATTTTTGCTACTCCTTTCTTCGCAATAAATTTTGATTCGATTTTTTTATCTTTTATTCTATGGCTAATATTCAAATAAAAATAGTGATTATATTTTCGTAGAAACGGCTTAAAATCTGATGTTCTAAGCCGTTTTTTTGATTATAAAATCAATTATGTTTTTTTGCGATTTTATAACCATTAAAAACTGATTATATTTTCGGAATTCAGCTTACTTTTTCATCACTGTTTTCTTCAGTTTCACTATCTGGTTTGTCCCACACTGCCGCCGAATTTTTACTGCGTTTAAATGGGTCTTTTTTCACATTCCAATTTGAAAATTTCATGTATTCCGGTTGGAATTTTAAAAACATTGTTCCTGTTTGCGAAAACCTTGATTTTGGTAACAATATCTCAACTTTACCTGTTGGTGGTTGTGATTTGTCTTTTCTGTATGCGTCTTCGTTATGGATGAACATTACACTGTCGGCATCTTGTTCAATAGCTCCGCTGTCACGAAGATCGGCAAGTGTCGGTCTTTTGTCCGACCGTTGCTCATTTGCTCTATTCAGCTGCGAAAGAGCAATTATCGGACAACCTAATTCTTTCGTTAAGATTTTCAGCTCTCGGCTAACATCACCGACTGCTTGTGCCTTTGTGCAGTTTTTATTGTTTGGCATTTCAATTAATTGCAAATAGTCAACAATCACCGCCCCCAAAGAGCCATATTGTTTTTTTAACCTACGGCAAACTGAACGAATTTTTCGCACTGTCATCTTGGGTTCATCACAGATTAACAATTTTTTTGTTTTTTCTGATTGGTTCATGAAACCGGCGAGTTTTGTCCAATCATCATCTTCTAATTCTCCGTATCGCAATGCAGAATATTTAATGCGTGTCATCGAGGATACCAGACGGAGCATTAACTGTTGTGCGCCCATTTCCAACGAAAAAAATACTACCGGTTTTAATTCGTTGTAAACTATATGTTCAGCAACATTTAATGCAAATGCGGTTTTTCCCATACCCGGTCTGGCACCTAAAACAGCCAATCCGTCCATACCGCCCATTTTCAAATCTATGTTATCAAATCCTGTTGCCTGTCCCGGAATACTACCTTTGTTTTCACTTGCTTTTGCAATGGTGTCATACGTCTGCATTATCAAATCGTCTGCGGTATTGACATTGATAGAATCACTCTCCGTTGCCAGCATATATTCCACTTTGTCGGATATTTTTTCTATTGGCAATGTTGTATTGCCTGCCATAGTCAATATTTTATTTGACATATCTATGTACCAACGACGTTTCGCATATTCTTTTACGATTTTACCATAGTAAATTAAATTATGTTTCGTTGGGTTGTTACTGATCGCATTTTTCAGAAATTCAATTCCCTTGTATTCTTTGGCGGTTTTTAATGTACTATCTACCGTTACTATGTCGATTTTATCGTTTTTGTCGTTTAGGTACAAAATGCATTTGTACACCAATTTGCAATCACTGAAATAAAAATCATCGGGTGTTAGATTAACTTCGGTGGTTAATTCATCCACATTGCCACCGATGATTAATGCACCAACGACTGCCTGCTCCGCCTCATAGTTGGCAGGAATTTGTTGTTGTTCATACATCGTTATCCCTCCTTCGGAGTCGTGCGGCATACTCAGGGTCTTCCGCCTCGATTGTGGCGATGTAACTATCATCTGTTTCCTCAGTCAAAGCCGGCTGTGCCGGTGTGTCTAAGTAATCAACAAACGCTTTCTCTTGTCCCACAAAATTGGTGGAATATTTAATATAGCGTTTGTCTGTGTGCTGTTCCTCTATTTCAGCGAGGTAATTATTCAGTGCAGTCATCAACTGTTCGGCTGAATAGGTCTTTCGGGTGTTGATGTAGTTCTTCATGGTCTGTTGTTCATTTCGTGGGTGCGGATATTTTGAATACCACTCCTTGAACTCAGACACCAACTCCGGTGACGGAGTGGTCTTAGTGTTTTTATTCTTAGTGTTTTTATTCTTAGTATTTTTATTATTTAGTAGTATCGGTTTTTCCGTCGATGGTTTTTCCGTCGATGGTTTTTCCGTTGACGGTTTTTCCGTCGATGGTTTTTCCGTTGACGGTTTTTCCGTCGATGGTTTTTCCGTTGACGGTTTTTCCGTCGATGGTTTTTCCGTCGATGGTTTTTCCGTTGACGGTTTTTCCGTCGATGGTTTTTCCGTCGATGGTTTTTCCGTTGACGGTTTTTCGTAAACGTGATATTCATAACCTTCAAACTTTCCGTTTTCATCTTTGCGTTGCTTTCGCACTATATAGCCGTTTTCTATTAACTCTTTTAGCCCACTGTTTAATGAATTTTCTTTGTCTGTTGTGTGCTGTACTATTTCTGCTTTGTAAAATTGCCAGTTATCCGGATATGACAACAGCAGGGCTAAAAGTCCCTTAGCTTTCAAACTGATTTCTTCATTCAGCAGAAAGGCTTTATCAATAATTACAAAGTTGTCCTCTTTGTGTATTCTGTAAATCGCCATTATTATAATGTCCTCCTTTTCTTTTTTGTATCTCGTCCATTTTCAAGCGTACTCGAATAAACCCTACCTTTCCGCAGGGTTTATTTAAGTCAAATTGCACAATTATTGTTTTTTCTTCATCAATGTACTTCCGGTGAAATACACTGATTCTACAACTATTTTGTTTGAATAGTGCTTAACACCATCTTTTTCGTAGTTGTTGTTCCTGATTGCACCTTCAAATGCGACCATATCGCCCTTTGAAAAGTTTTTTTCAAGAAAATCCGCATTGTGTCCCCACAATTCGCATTGAACGAAATCTGTATCATACTCATTTTTAGAATTTTTGAAACGTCTTTGCACTGCCAAAGACACTTGAACAACGGTACTGTCACCTATGTACTTCTTTTTTAGGTCGTTACAAATACGACCTATCAGCATTACTTTGTTCATTTTTCTCTCCTCCTTTGCTTGTCCAACCGTAGGAGCATTATGCTCCTTTTTCTTCGTTTTCGGTTGCCTGTTCTTGAATTCGTTGATTTACCGAACGAAAAACAGAAGATAACATAGGAAATTCCGACACATTGATAACTTTTCCTGCCACACTTTCAACTTCTTTTCCGTTCGCTAATATGTGATGTATTCTCATTTTTATCACCCCGTTCCATATTTATGAATTATGTATTTTGTCCTATTCCGAGAGGTGCTTTTTTTGTCCTCTCATTATTTAAGTCCTTATTTTTCACCGTTTTTCTACCTTTTCATAAGCAAATGGCGGTAATTTTTTTAATTGTCATTAAAATCAATACTATAACCGCCTTTAATTGCACCAAAGCCCTGCAATTCGGCAACTATTGATAGCATTGATGCAATATCATCTAGGATTTCGCTGACGCGAAAATCCTGCATTTTATCTTGAATTTTCAATGCGTCATACAGTTCATCTGAAATTTGCATTGTAAAACTCATACTTTTTTTGAATATAGTATCGTATTTGAATGTTACAGCTTTCATTTGCAATACGCCACCAAACTGCAACCAATGACGATACATGCCCAACCGATAGTTATCATTTTGTTTCTCCTTCTGTCAATTCTTTTTTCTTTTCTAATTTTTTATAAAATTCACTGCCATTGATTTCTATAACGCCATCACATTTCGGCTCAAATTGTTCAAGTGAATTGCAGGTAATTCCCAAATATAAAATGCCATCATATGAAAAAGTAGTATAAGAATGTGGGTTATAGCATAAATCCTTAAAATA